GAGCGCCTCGTCGGCTTCGGCAAATATTTTGCGCGCCGCCGGGAAATGGGGGAGGGGGGGTACTGGCAACCGCCGGGGAGGAACATCATGGGTCGACCATCACTGCCGGCGAATGTGCACCTGTTGCGGGGCAACCCCTCGAAGAAATCCGAGACTGAGCTGCTGGGTGGCGCCTCGATCAAGATCCCGGTTCAGATCCCTCCCTGTCCGCAACATCTGGGTGAGGCCGCGCGCACCGAGTGGCGCCGGATCACGCCGCTGCTGCAGACGGCGGGGCTGATCACCCAGATGGACCGCGCGGCCCTGGCCGGCTACTGCCAGGCCTGGGGCGAGTGGGCCGTCCTGGAGGGCGAGGTCAAGAAGCTGCTCAAGGTCAAGGGCGCAGAGGGGCTGATCGACGTGACGCCCAGCGGCTACAAGCAGGTGTCGGCCCTGGCTCAGGCGCGCGACCGCGCGCTCGACCGGATGCTGCGCTTCGCCAAAGAATTCGGGCTCACGCCTGCGACACGAATCCAGGCTACTGCCGGTCAGCAGCTGCCGCTGCCTGGCGTGCCGGATGACCCGATGGAAAGTTTCCTGCAGGCTGGCGGCGCCATGCCTGCAGGCACCTGACGATGGAACATGCAGGCCAACTACCACTCGTCGACCCCGTCACCGACTACGCGCAAAAGGTTATCGCCGGCACAGTGGTCGCCGGCCCCTGGGTCCGCCTGGCGGCGAAGCGCCATCTTGAGGATCTTGAACAGGGTCCTGGCCGCGGCCTGATCTGGCACCCGGAGCGTGCGCAGCACGCGATCACGTTCATCGAGTGCTTGCGGCACTACCAGGGTGACAAGGCAGGGAAGCGGTTCATTCTGTCCGACTGGCAACGCTTTGTTGTCGGCAGCGTCTTCGGCTGGTATGTGAACGACGGCCAGCGCCGCTTCCGAATCGCCTATGTCGAGATCGGCAAGGGCAACGGCAAGACCCCCTTGGCGGCCGCCATTGCGCTGTACGGCCTGGTTGCCGATGGCGAGGCTGGCGCCGAGATCTATTCGGCCGCGACTTCACGCGACCAGGCTGGCATCTGCTTCACCGACGCCAAGCAGTTCGTCCTGAGCTGTGCGCCGCTGTTGAACCGGCTGCAGGTCGGGCATAACAACATCGCCTTCCTGGAGACCAGCAGCTTTCTGCGTGTCGTATCGGCTGAAGGCCGCGGGCTGGACGGGAAACGGCCGCACCTGGTGGTGGTCGACGAGCTGCATGAGCACCCGACCGCTACCGTCGTCGAGAAAATGCGCGCCGGCACCAAGGGCCGCACGCGCGCCCTGATCTTCGAGATCACGAACAGCGGCTATGACCAGACGACGGTCTGCTGGGAGCACCACGACTACAGCATCAAGGTGCTGCAGGGCGTCATTGAGAACGACAGCTGGTTTGCCTTCGTTGCTGCGCTGGACAAGGGTGAAGACCCATTCGACAACCCGAGCTGCTGGCCCAAAGCCAACCCCAACCTCGGAATCTCGCTGACGCACCAGTACCTGATTGAACAGGTGCGGGAAGCCAAGGACCTGCCCAGCAAGCGCAACCTGGTGCTGCGCCTGAACTTCTGCCGATGGACCGAAGCCAGCGAGGGTGCCATCGACCTGGACTACTGGGACAAGTGCAACACCCCAGTGCACGTGTCTGCACTACAAGGGCGGGCCTGCTATGGCGGCCTTGACCTGGCCTCGGTGAGCGACTTCTGCGCCTTGTCCTGGATCTTTCCGCCCGAAGGCGACCGGGACACCGGGCTGTGGCACCTCCTGCTGCGGCTCTACCTGCCGGAGGCGGCGGTGAAACGCATGCGCGACAAGCAGCGTCTGCCGATCGACACCTGGGTTTCGCAAGGCCTGGTGACCGTCACACCTGGCAACGTCACCGACTACGGCTTCATCAAAGCCGACATCAAGCGGGACCGCGAGCAGTTCGATGTGCGCGAAATCGCCTTCGACCGCTATAACAGCTCGCAGCTGGTGACGGACCTGCAGGACGACGGTGCCTTGATGGTGGGCTTTGGCCAGGGCTATCTCAGCATGAGCCCGGCGATCAAGGAAATGGAACGGCTGTACATGAGCGGACGCCTCGCGCATGGCGGCCACAAGGTGCTGCGCTGGATGGCCAGCAGCACCGTGGCTACGCACGACGCGGCCGAGAACGTGAAGTTCGACCGCGAGAAATCGACCAACAAGATCGACGGCATGGTGTCCACAGCCATGGCCATCGGACGGGCCATCGCCAACGGCAAGCCTGAAACGTCCTTCTGGGAAACCACTCAATGAAGTTCCTCGACCGCATCATCGGCCGCAAGTCGGCCGACCTGGCCGACGGCTACCCGGACATCCTGCGCCAGATCCTCATGGGTGGGCGGCGCAGCAAGTCCGGCGCCACGGTCAACCGGGAGACGGCCTTCAGGGTTTCGGCTTTCCTGGCTTGCGTGCGGGTAATCGCGCAGGGCGTGGCGCAGGTGCCGTTCAAGCTGCTACAGGAGGGCAAGTCGCCCGTGTCGCGGTATCCGGAGATCCGCTCCGCCACCGAGCACCCGCTGTATGACCTGCTGCACCGCCGCCCAAACGACTGGCAGACCAGTTACGAGTTCCGCGAGACCATGGCCATGCATGCCGTTATGGGCAACGCGTACGCCTTCAAAAACGAGGTCGAAATCGGCGGCCGGCGCGTGCTGGCTGAACTGATTCCTCTGGACTCCGCGCGCGTCAGACCCGTGCAGAACAAGGACTGGAGCATCACCTACAAGGTGCGTGGCGATTCTGGCGAGGTTCAGGAGTTCCCCCAGTCGGCCATCTGGCACGTGCGTGGTCCCAGCCTGAACGCCGTGCTGGGCATGGACATGCTGAACCTGGCCCGCGAAGCCCTGGGCCTGGCCATCTCCACCGAAGAGACGCATGCCAGTCTGCACGAGCGCGGCGTGCAGCCCTCCGGCCTGTACACCGTCGAGGGCGTGCTGGACAAGGACCAGGCCGCCGCGCTCAAAAAGTGGATCGACCAGGAGCACGCCGGCGCCACCAACAAGGGCGGCGTCATGGTGCTGGACCGCAACGCCAAATTCGTCAGCAACGTGATGAGCGGCGTCGACTCCCAGCATCTGGAGACCCGGCGCCTCCAGCTGGAGGAAGTCTGCCGCTTCGTCGGCGTGCTGCCCCTCATGGTGGGCTACAGCGACAAGACGCAAACCTTCGCCAGCGCCGAGCAGATGTTCCTGGCGCACGTGGTGCACTGCCTGATGCCCTGGTACGAACGCTTCCAGCAGTCGGCCGACGTGAACCTGCTCACTCAAGAAGAGCGCCGCCAGGGCTACTACACCCGCCTGTTCGAGACCGGCCTGCTGCGCGGCGCGATGAAAGACACCGCCGAATACCTGGCCCGCCTGACGCTGGCCGGCGTGATGGAACGCAACTACGCCCGCACCAAGCTGGAGTTGAACCCGCTCGAAGGCCTGGACGAACCCCTCACCCCCACCAACATGACCACCGACCCCACCGGCGCCCCCGCTGGTGACGGCAACACCGGAGCCTGACCATGGACCGTACTCTCTGCAGCCTCGCTGAGGTCAAATTCGCCGCGCCCGACTCCACCGATCCCGCGGAGATGAGCTTTACCGGCTACGGCGCCGTCTTCGGCAACGTCGACAGCTATGGCGACGTCATCGATGCCGGCGCGTTCGCCGACACGCTGTCCCAGGCGAAGAAGTCTGGCCAGTACCCCGCCATGCTGCTGCAGCACGGCGGCTGGGGCATGGGCTCGCAGGACATGACGCCCATCGGCATCTGGACCAGCCTGGCCGAAGATGGCCACGGCCTCAAGGTCGAAGGCAAACTGGCCGCCACCCCGCGGGGGCAGGAGGTCTATACCCTGATGAAGATGAAGCCGCGCTCGGCCATCACCGGCCTGTCCATCGGTTACATCCCCAAAAAATTCACGATGGGCACCAAGCCCACCGAGCCGCGCCGCACCCTGCACGCGGTCGACCTCATCGAGATCAGCCCAGTCACCTTTCCCGCCAACGGAAAGGCCCGGGTCTCCAGCGTGAAGTCCGTGTGCGACTTCACCGAACGCGAATTCGAACAGCTCATGCAGGACGCTGGGCTGACCCGAAAGGACGCCAGGGTCATCCTGACCCACGGCTTCCGGCAACTCAAGGCCATGCAGGACGCTGGCAGTGGAGAGCTTGACGACATCGTTGCCGCCATCAAGCGCAACACCCAAATCCTCCAAACCCTTTGAACAGGAACATCAACATGGAATCCATCCGTAAAAACCTGACGTGGGCCTTTCTGGCCATCGTCGCCATCATGGCCGTCGCCGCGCTGCTCGGCCATCCCGTCATCCCGCCCGAGGCCCTGGCCGGCCTGGGCATGCTGCCCTTCGCCATGAGCGGTGAGATCGACGCCAAGGAACTCAAGGCCGCGCTGGACAAGCAGGCGGAGACCTGGGGCGAATTCACCCGCAAGAACGACGAGCTGATGAAGGCCAAGGCCGAAGGCAAGGCCGTCGCCGACCTGCAGGCCACCGTGGACAAGATCAATGGCGAGCTGACCAAGCTCGGCACCGACCTGGTCGACATTGCCAAGAAGACCAACCGCCCGGCCATCAAGGACGCCAAGGGCAACGAACTCACGGAAGACCAGCTCGCTTACAAGCAAGCCTTCGGCCAGTTCGTGCGCAAGGGCGGCAGCGAGGCCGAGCTTGCAGGCATGGCGCGCAAGGCCTACAACAGCGGCTCCATCCCTGACGGCGCGGTGCTGGTGCTGCCCGAGATGGACAGCGAGATCATCCGCGTGGTCGGCGTCGTGTCCGCCATCGGCCGCCTGGCCCGCCAGGTCACCATCGGCAGCGACACTTACAAGAAGGCTGTCAAGACCACGGGCCTGGCTGCCCGCCGTGTCGGGCCCGGCGCCACGGGTGGCGAAAGCACCAACCCCAAGTACGCCGAGCTGGAATTCACCGCCCACGAGGCCGAGGCCGAGCCCTGGGTCTTCAACTCCACCCTGGAAGACGCCATCATCGACGTCGAGATGGACCTGGCCAACGAAGCCGCCATCGCTTTCTCCGAGCTGGCCGGCTCGGAGTTTGCCATCGGCGCCGGCGTCGGCAGCGCACGCGGCATCACTGGTTACGACACCATTGCCAATGCCAGCTACACCTGGGGCAAGCTCGGCTACATCGCCACCGGCGTGTCGGGCGACTTCGCCGCCAGCAACAAGGGCGACAAGATCATCGATCTGCAGCACAGCCTGAAATCCCAGTACCGCCCCGGCGCTGCCTTCGTGATGTCCGACTCGGTGCTCGCCCAGGTGCGCCAGATGAAGGACGGTTCCGGCGCCTACTACCTGTGGCAGCCGGATCCGCTGAGCGGCTTCGGCGGCCGCCTGCTGGGAAGCCCGGTGGAGATCGACGACAACATGCCGATAATCGCCGCCAACAGCCTGTCCATCGCCTACGGCGACTTCAAGCAGGGCTATGTGGTGGTCAACCGCAGCGGCACCGTGCTGATCCGCGACAACATCACCGCCAAGGGCAAGACGAAGTTCAACTTCCGCCGCCGCTTCGGTGGTGGTGTGCAGAACTTCGAGGCCATCAAGCTGATGAAGTTCGGCACGTCCTGATCTGCCCACCAACGCCTGACATCAGGCAAAACAGCGCCGCCGCCCAAACCCGGCGGCGCTGCCGCTTTCCCATCACCAATTCGTAGAGGAACCCGAAATGAAAGATCTCATGAACAAGATCGACGTCAAGCGCGTCATCTCCCCCGTCAGCGTGGCTGACACCACCGCCCAGGTGGGCCAGATCATCGACAAGAAAGGCTTCGAGTCGCTGACCTACGTCATCGCCACCGGCTCCATCGCCGACGCTGACGCCACCTTCACTGTGCTGCTGGAAGAGTCCAACGACTCCGGTATGTCCGGCGCCACGGCCGTAGCCGACGCCGACCTGCTGGGCACCGAAGCCCTGGCCGGCTTCCAGTTCGACGACGACAACGAGTGTCGCAAGATGGGCTACATCGGCAGCATGCGCTACACGCGCCTGACCATCACCCCGGTGGCCAACGCCAGCGCTGCTGTGCTGGCCGCCGTGGCCGTGCTGGGCCATCCGCAGATTGCGCCCACTGCCAACCCGCCTGCCTGATCGCCAGGCTTCTTTGTGAAAAGCCCTCCCGCTGTGAAGCGCGAGGGCTTTTTGCAAAGCACACCCAATCACCCTCTGGAGTAAACCATGGCAGTCACCTATTCCACCACCGTCAAACCGCCCGCATGACCGCCGTGCGCGACCAGATCGACGCGGGCGGCGCCGCCGGCCGCCTGGAGATCGGCACCGCCGGCATGGCCAGCATCCTGGCCACCATCACCCTGGGCTACTCGGGCGCCAGCACTGGCACCGTGTCTGGCTCGGTGCTGACCCTGGCGGGCTTTCCTCGCAGCGACACCAGCGCCGACAATACCGGCACTGCAGCTGCCGCGCGCATCCGCACCAGCGCCAGTGCGGATGTCATCACCGGCCTGACGGTGGGCCTGAGCGGCTCAGACATCAACCTGGACAGCCTGAGCATCACCGCCGGCCAGACGGTGACGATCAACAGCGCCGCCATCACGCACGCCTGAGCGGCGGGCTGGAGTAGCCAGCCATGGCCATTTCTTATGTAGGTGGAATGCAGGGTGGCCGTGCCGGGGCCACCAGCACTTCCAACGTCACCTTTGCCCTGACAGGCGGCAGCAACAGCACCCCGCAAGCCGGGGATTTGGTCGTCATCTCGATCAGCGTTGGCAGTACCGTAGCCCGTGCGGTTTCTGTTGTTTCGCCCACTGGCTACACCAACCTCACCGAGCTATATCAGAACGATACCTATGACGTGAACTTGGGCCTTGGCTACAAGTTCATGGGCGGCACGCCCGATACTACTTTCCAGCTTCCCAGCACTGGCAGCACGGCAGACGCCCAGCGGTACACCGTCCACGTTTATCGTGGCGTGGACACCAGCAGCCCGCTCGATGTGGCAGCAGTCACGGCAGGCAACATCAACAGCCGTACTGTTGACCCGGGCGCGATCACGCCAGTAACGTCCGGCGCGTGGATTCATGTGGTCGGCGCAGGCGCAGGGGCTACGGGCGGCACCTACGCGGCCAGCTACCTCACGGCCTTCCTCGCAGGCACCACGGCGGACACGAACGACGCCTTCATGGGCGCGGGTTACTACAGCGGCTGGACTTCCGGCAGCTACGACCCGGCAGCGTTCACAGGTGGCGGCACCACCACCACGAATGATTCGTGGGCGGCGTACACCATTGCGCTGCGTCCAGCTGCTGCGCCCGGCCCCATCGAGGGCGACCTGGCCGCCACCGAATCCGCCACCGCCGACACCTTTGCCGGCACGGGCGATGTGATCGTCCAGGGTGGCCTGGCGGTGACGGAGGCGGCCACGGCCGACACCTTTGCTGCCAGTGGCACCGTCACCGACCCGGCCGTCACCGGCACCCTGGCCGCCACCGAAGACGCCGCCGCCGACACCCTAGCCGGCACGGGCCAGGTGATCGTCCAGGGCGGCCTGGCGGTGACGGAGGCGGCCACGGCCGACACCTTTGCCGCCGATGGCGATGTGCCGCGCACCGGCACCAGCAGGGCGCCCTGGCCGTCACCGAAGCCGCCACCGCCGACACGCTGGCCGCCACGGGCGCCGTGCTGGTGCAGGGCGCGCTGGCCGCCACGGAGACTGGCGACGACACCTTTGCCGGCAGCGGTGGCTCAGTCGTCGTTGTCAGCGGCACGCTCGACGCCACGGAGACCGGGGCCGACACCCTGGCCGCCACGGGTGCCGTGCTGGTGCAGGGCGCGCTGGCCGCCACCGAAGACGCCACAGCAGACACCCTGGCCGGCACGGGCCAGGTGATCGTGCAGGGCAGCCTGGCCGCTGCCGAGAGTGGCGCCGACACTTTTGCCGCCAGCGGCACGGTGGCGGCATCCAGCGTCACCGGCATGCTGGCCGCGCTGGAAGCCGGCGACGACGCCTTTGCCGGCGTGGCCCAGATCATCGTGCAGGGCCTGGTGGCCGCCACGGAGGCGGGTGGCGACACCTTTGCGGCAAGCCAGTCCACCCCCATGGTGGCCATACGCCCCGGCAGCCGGCCCGCCCAGGCAGATCCGGCCGCCCGGCAGCCGGCATTGGGCTTGCAAGACCGGCCAGCCGCAGCGCAAGGCCTTGACCGCCCGGCCGCAGTGCAGACCGGCAGCCGATCTGCGCGAGTGCAGACGTCTACACGCTGACGACAGAACAGACAACAGGACACATCATGGGTTTCAAAGTCATCACCGGGCCGGCGGCCGTCATCCCCATCGCCGAGGTGCTCACCCACCTGAAGGACGAAGGGGCCGACGCCACCCGCCAGGCCGAAGTGCTGGCCCTGCTGGCCGCCGCCCGCGCCCACGCCGAGCACTACTGTGGCCGCAGCTTCGGCAGCCAGACGCTGGAGCTGGCGCTGGACGCCTTCCCCAGCGGCGGCATCAGCCTGCCGCGCCCGCCGGTGACCAGCATCACCAGCGTGAAATACCTGGACACCGCCGGCGCAGAGCAGACCCTGGCCGCCGAGAACTACACCCTGGACGACTACGACAGCCAGCAGCACTGGCTGCTGCCCGCCTACAACGTCACCTGGCCCAGCACGCTGGACAGCGCCAACGCCGTCAAGGTGCGCTACGTGGCCGGCCCCACCACCCTGCCCGAAGCCGTGCGCAACGCGCTGCTGCTCTTCGTGGGCCACCTGGACATGAACCGCGAAGCCGTGGCCACCGGCAGCGGCGGCGCCACCGAAATGCCGCTGGGCGTCAAGGCTCTGCTGGACACGCAGAAAGTGTGGGCGCTGTGAAGCTGGGCACGCTAGACCGGCGCATCACCATCCAGCAGAAAACGGTGAGCCGCACCGCCTTGGGTGACGAGAGCGAGAGCTGGGCCACCCTGGCCACGGTGTGGGCCGAGGTGGTGCCCACCTCGGGGCGCGAGTACTTCAACGCCCAGGCGCAGCAGCTGGTGGGCAGCAAGCTCACGCGCTTTCGCATCCGCTACCTGGCCACGGCCCGCAAAGACACCGAGCTGCGGGTGCTGTACGACAGCGACACCTACGACATCAAACACATTGCCGAATTCGGCCGCCGCGTGGGGCTGGATCTGGTGGGCGAAGCGGTCAAACAATCATGAGCGAATACCGATACGTCAAGGGCGCGCAGGAGGTGCAGGCCGAGCTGCTGGCCTACCCCGCCAAGGTGGAGGCCAAGGTGGTGCGCAATGCCCTGGCTGCCGGTGCCCGCGTGGTGCGCGACGACGCCCGCACCCACGTGCCCCGCCGCCGCGGCCTGCTGGCCCAGAGCATCCGGGTCAAGACCCGCGTGCGCAACGGCCAGGCCAGCGCCGGCGTGCGCGTGGGCAACCGCAAAACCGGCGTGTTCTACGCGCACATGGTGCTGGGCGGCACCAAGGCGCACAAGATCGTGGCGCGCAAGGCCAAGGGGCTCAAGCTGCTGGGCGGCGGCCTGCGCACCGCCATCATGCACCCCGGCGCCAAGGCCAACAACTTCATGGACCGCGCCCGCGCCTCCATCCCCCGCGCGCTGGACACCATCATCAGCCGCGCCCGCGTGCTGGTGGACAAACTCAACCGCGAAGTGGGTGGCGCATGAAGGCCGAGAAAGTCATCAAGTACCGGCTCAGCAACTACGCCGGCGTGACGGCCCTGGTGGGCACGGGCAGCAGCAACCGGGTGTACCCCAACGCCCTGCCGCAAGACCCCACCTACCCGGCCATCGTGTTCAAGCGCATCGCCTCGCGCCGCCTGCAGGGCGCGCACCAGGACCCGGGCGTGTGCTACGCCACGATGCAGGTCATCTGCCTGGCCCGCAGCGCCGACGACGCGCTGGCCCTCACCGAACAGGTGCGCCTGGCGCTGGAGCGCTACGGCTGGGCCATCAGCGGCGGCCTGATCGACGGCGTGACCGTCTACGACATCACCCTCGGCTCAGATGCCAGCGACTACGACGGCGAGCTCGACGTGCACATCACCTCCACCGACTACACGGTGGTCCACCAGGAGTAGCCCTATGAAAAAGACCACCCCACCGGCCGTGCAAGACGCACCGCCGGCCGAAGACCCCCACGCCGGCCAGGGCGGCAGCTACGAGCTGGACCCCGCCACCGGCCAGCGCCGCCTGGTGCAGCGCACCGAAGTGCAGCCACCCGCCACCCCGGCCACCACCCCCGAAACCCCGACCCCACCCACTCTGGAGTAAACCGCCATGCGCCTCAACATGAAACGCGCCATTCTGGCCAAGATCGAGACCGTCTACGGCACCGACCCCGTGCCCACCGGCGCGGCCAACGCCATCGAGTGCTACGACCCCAGCATCACCCCCATGGAGCTGGTCAAGGCCGAGCGCTCGCCGGTGCGGCCCTTCTTCGGCCCGGCTGCCACCATCCCCGGCGGCACGCCCGTCAAGATCGAATTCAGTGTGGACCTGGCCGGTGGGGGCGCCGCCGGCACTGTGGCGCCCTACGGCATGCTGCTGCGCGCCTGCGGCATGAGCGAGACGGTCAGCGCCGGCGTGGACGTGACCTATGCGCCCATCAGCGCCGCCTTCGAGAGCTGCACCCTCTACGTCAACCAGGACGGCGTGCTGCACAAGGCCCTGGGCTGCCGCGGCAACGTGCAGCTGGAGTTTGCGCACGGCGCCATCCCGAAGGCCAAGTTCAGCTTCACCGGCGTGTACGTGGCCCCGAGCGATGTGGCGCTGCCCACCCTCACCATGACGGCCTGGCAGAAGCCGCTGGTGATGAACAAGGTGAACACCACGCCTGTCACCTTCCACGGCATTTCGCCCACCCTCACCAAGCTCAGCCTGGACATGGGCAACGCCATCGGCTGGAAAGACTACGTCAATGCCGCCGAGGAAGTGCGCCTGACCGACCGCAAGGTGGCCGGCGCCCTGACGCTGGAGGCCGGCACCATCGCCGTGAAAGACTGGTTCGGCATCGCCAAGGCCGGCACCACCGGCGCGCTGAGCGTCACCCACGGCACCGCGGCGGGCAACAAGGTGAAGATCGACGCGGCCGTGGTCCAGCCGCTGGACCCCAAACCCGAAGACGCCGACGGCGTGCTGGCCTACGGCATGAGCCTGCTGTACCTGCCCGCCGCGGGCAATGACGAATTCACGCTGAAGGTGCTGTAAGCCATGTTCATCATCAGCAACAGTGATACCAAGAAGCGTCAGGTCGAGTATCTTGCGCCCAAGGACGGCGACGGATTCGAGAAGATCACCTTCAAGGCGGAATTCCGTGTTCTTCCTCAGGCCAGGGTGGACGAGATCATGGCCCGATCCCGCGCCGCCAGTCGCAGCCAAATGGCTCGCGTACAAGCGGCCGTGCGCGGCCAATCTCCTTATTCCGTTGAGGCGGAGCTGAGCGAGGAAGAGTGCGCCAGGCTCGATCAGGACATCATGGATGAAGTCTTCATTACGTGGCACGAAATCAAGAACCCCGATCGAAGCGATTACGAAGACACCCCCGAGAACCGCGCCTTCTTCCTCTCTCTGGTCGGCATCCGCAGCGCCATCGTTTCGTCCTGGATGGAGATGGTCGGCGTGGTAGGTGAACGAAAAAACTCGAAGCCGCCGCGCTCCACTGGCTGAACGGCCCGCGCGGCGGCAATCAAGTCCGCGAAGACCTGGCGCGCATGGGCGCCACGGCCGAGCAGCTGGCCGAGCTGGCCGAGCAGGACATACCAGAAGAAGACTTCGAGGTGCTGCCGGTCAACTGGCCGGCGGTGCAGATCTTCCTGGACTGCGCGGGCCAGTGGCTGCGGGATGCCAAGGGCACACCCACCGCCATTAGTCGCCCGGCCGTGCACAGCTGCCTGGAGCTGTGGCCCGTGCCACGCAAACAACACAGCGACACCTTCCACCGCATCCGCGTGCTTGAAGACATCGCTGCCCGTGAATTCAAACGCCGCGCCAAGAGCGGCTGACCGTACCGAGGTATCCCCATGGCCCTGACGATGAGCATCGACTTCGCGGCCAACATTGCGCGGCTGGAGGAGAACACCCGCAAAGCGGCCGGCTCCGTGCGCCAGATGTCGGACCAGATCGACAGCGCCGTGGGCTTTGCCCGGAATGCGTTGGCCAGCCTGGGCGTGGCGATCGGCGTCAACGCCTTCGTCAGCCAGGTGCGCGCCGCCTCCGAGGCAGCCGACGCCGCGGCCAAGATGGGCGACCGCTTCAGCATCGCAACGCAGAGCGCCGTGGGCATGAGCGTGGCGGTGGAGATGGCCGGCGGCTCGCAAGAGGGCCTGGTCAGCGCCCTGCGGAAAACCACCAGCTCCGTGGCCGAGGCGGCCATGAAGGCCGGCGAAACGCGCACCGCCTTCACCCAGCTGGGGCTGAGCGCCACCGAGCTGTCGCGCCTGCCGGTGGATCAGCAGTTCGAGCGCATCGTCGACTCCCTGGGCAAGGTGGAAAACGCCACCCTGCGCAACGCCCTGGGCAACCAGGTACTGGGCAAAAGCTACGGCGAAGTGGCCGGCCTGGTGGCCGAGGGCAGCGACGCCATCCGCCAGGCCACCGAAGACGCCACGGCCTGGGGCCTGGCCCTGAGCCGCGTGGACGCCGCCAAGGTGGAAGCCGCGAACGACGCCATGACCCGCGTGCAGAACGCCGCCAGGGGCCTCTTCACCACCATCAGCGTGGCGCTGGCGCCCGCCATCAAGATGGTGGCCGACTACTTTGCCGACAGCGCCAAGGCGGCCAACGGCTACAAGGAAGAGGTCGTCAGCGGCAGCGAATGGGTGGCCCAGGCCATCGCCTACAGCGCCAACGCGGTGCACTTCCTGCAGCAGGCCTGGGCCGGGGTGAAGCTGGCCGTGGGCCTGGCGCTGGACTTCGTCATCCAGTCCGTGGCCAGCATGGACCAGGTGTACACCGACTTCATGAACAAGTTTGCCGACAGCTGGGTTGGCAAGAAGCTGGGCATGGAGAAGCGCGAGTACAGCGCCTTCTTGACCGAGATGAGCGAGATCTCGGCCACCCGCGTCGAGGAACTGAAGCAGGAGGCCTTCGCCATGGTGGAGGCCGGCTGGCCGGCTGAAAAAATCCTGGCCAAGTACCGCGAGGTGCAGGCCCAGATGCAGGCCGAGGCCGAGGCCACGGCGCGTAACCGGCAGGGCACCGGCGGCGAGGTCGCCGTCATCAAGGACGATGACGCCGCCAAGCGTGAGCTGGCCTGGCAGCAAGGCGTGGCCGCCCGCCTGGCCAAGCTGCAAGAAGCCAACATGACGGAGGCCGAGATCGAGCGCGGCAAGCTCACCGTCATCCAGAACGACCTGCAGTTCGCGCTGGACATGCGCTTCATCACCGAGCAGCAGTACCACGATCTGCTGCAGCAGGAGCAGCTGAAGCACGAGGCCAAGCTGGGCAACGTGATGGCGCAGGGCGCGCTGGCGCGGCAGAAGTTCGTGCAGATGTCAGCCATGCAGCAGACCCAGACCGTGCTGGGCGAGATGGTGCGCATGACGCAGGGCGTGGCCACGCACAGCCGGGCGATGTTCGAGATCAACAAGGTGGCCGGCGTGGCCAGCGCGATCATCAACACCTATGAGGGCGTCACCCTGGCCCTGGCGAAGTATCCCGGCCCGATCGGCATCGCCATGGCCGGCATCACGCTGGCGGCCGGCCTGGCGCAGGTCGACGCCATCAGCTCCGCCCAGTTCGGCAGCAGCACCAGCGCCCCCACCATCGCCGGGGGCGGTGCCACGCCCATCACCAATGCAGACCCGGGCGGCGCCAGTGCGCTGCCGCTGGCGGCGGTGCCGGAGTTGGCCAAAGCCAAGGCGCAGGTGAACGTCACCCTGGTCGGTTCGCAGTTCAGCTACGACCAGGTGGTCAACGAGATTTTGCCCCTCATCAACGAAGCCAGCGACAACGGCGCCGACATCCGCATCACCACTGCCTGACCATGGCCAAGCCCACCATCCTCTACGACAATCGCCTGGCCGACGCCACTGTCGCCGCCAGCACCACCGCCAGCGGCTATGCCGCCGCCAACGTGGTGGACTGGCGCGCCTACACCTGGTGGAAGCCCACCGCGCTGCCGGCCACGCTGACGGTGGACTGCGCCACCGCCAAGGCGGCAGACTACGCCCTGGTGTACGGCCACACGCTGTTCAGCGCCGGTTGCACGGTGGAGGTGCGCGGCAGCACCGACAACTTCGGCGCCAGCGACGTGCTGGTGGCCAGCCTCACGCCCAGCAGCGACGACCCGTTCTTCATCAGCTTCGGCTCGGTCAGCTACCGCTACTGGCGCCTGCGCATCACCGGCGCGGCCACCATGCCGGCGCTGGCCATCGTGGCCATCGGCGCGCGCATGGAGCTGCCCACCTGGCTGCCCCAGCCCTTCGACCCGCTGGGCCGCAAGGTGGACGGCCAGAGCAACCGCAACGAAAACGGCCACGCCCTGGGCCGCAGCATCGACTTCGAGCTGTGGAAGCAGTCCATCAAGCTGGAGCGTGTCACCTGGGCCTGGCTGCGCGACACCTGGCTGCCGGCCTGGCGCGCGCATCTGCGCAGCAGCCCCTTCGTCTTCGCGTGGGAAACCACCCTCTACCCGGCCGACCTGAAGCTGGTGACCGCCAGCGAGCAGTTCAGCACGCCGCATTACAGCGGCAGCACGGCGGATCTGCAGATCGAGCTGAGCGGGGTGGTGACGTGACGGCCAGATCCGACGCCCAGGCCGCGCACGAGCGCGTGATCGCCCTGGTGGTGGAGGTTGATGCAGACACGTGCACCAACGTGTACGGCAGCGCCCCCTGCACCGCCGCGGCCGGTGCGGGCAATGAGTGCTACAACACCTTCGCCACCTGCCAGGACCGCGCCAATTTCACCCGCGGCACGGTGACCAAGAAGTTTTGCAGCCGCGGCCTGGTGGTGCCGGGCGAGACGCTGCGCCCCTACGTCACCGGCGGCGCCAGCGTCACCCCCACCGAGATCGTGCCCAGCAAGGGCCTGGCCATGCGCAGCCAGACCAGCATCAAGCTGCTGGACGAGCCCTGCCCCGACCA